AAAATGCTTCTTACTGGAACAACTCTTATTCCATCGTTACTATATCCATACCTAAACACTATTACATTTTTATCTAAAGCATCAAATATTTCATTGTTTAGCTTACATGTATATAAAATAGGACAACTTTTAGCACTATCTATTATTCCTGCATCATCAACAAAAATAGTTTTTATTTCAACTGGATATAAATCTCCCGTAGCCCTATCTATATACAATCCACTTATTCCATTATGAAGTCCCCAAGCTATAAACATTTCCATTGCATTATAAGCATTCATAACCCTATTAGGCTTTAGATTAATCTTTTCAAATTTTTTATGTTTTCTTTCAGGTATCTTATTACCATTTTCAATATTTAAAATTTCTAAAGGTAACTTAGCTATAGCTTTTGATATATAATTTATACAAGCATAATACGAACTTTCTCCAATACCTTGATTAGATTCCTTATATTCTAAAAAGCTTGTCCCAAATACATCATCATATGTTATAGATCTCTTCTCTCGATTAAAAAATATACTCAAACTTATTCACCTCCTTTCCTATAAAGGCTATAAGCAACTAAAATTAATTCCCCAGCTAATATATACATTCCAAAATTAAAATTAATTAATATAGAATTAATAGCTATAATAAATAGCGCTAAAAAAATTAAAACATCTGTTAAATTTCCCCTAACAAATGTTTTGACTTTACTATATTTAAACTTAAGCCATTTAATTAATTTCACTTTATCACCCCCAATCTTGCTCTAATAATGCATCTACTGGATTATACTCGCATGGTTTTAAATATAATTGGCTATATCCAAAAGGTAATACTACAGCCATATCTACTCTTGTATTATTACTTGCTCTATGTTTCATAAGCATTATATCCCCAGCCTTACCTTGACTAACTAAAGAATTGCTCATATTCCAGTCCAATAAAGTATTTTTTTCATAAAAAAATCTACCCTCGTAAATAGCATCTCTCATGCTTAGGGTAGGTGGTGATAAAACTGTATATGTTTGTCTTAACTCTATTAATTCATAATCTGCTTCTAATTCTTCTATTAATACATCAGCATAAGTAGGATCTATAGCAATACATTCTATTTCACATTCATATATTTCTTCTATGCTTCTTATATACTCACATATTTTTTTATATTTTATATTATTACCTTTAAGTATTGTGCAGTTTCCTT